CCGAGTTCGAGAGCGTCGGCAAGCACGGCGAAGGCTCGCCCTGGCGCTAAAGTCCGCCATCGGACATTGTCGGCCCCGTTAACCTTGCCGACATACGAATGCGCAATCTCCACGTGAGATACCGCCGTCATGCGCGCACCCTCGTCTTCGCATGATCGTCGTCCGTCCAACGCCGCCTGCCTGGGCCGGCTAAAGCGGCTGGCGTCCCTCGTCGCGGCGGCTGGCGTCCTGGCCCTGCCCCAGGCGGCGTACGCCCAACTGGCGGTGTCCCACTCGCCCTCGACCGCCCCCATCCTCGGCACGGCCATCCGGGGAAACAGCGCCACCACCTTCTCGGTCAGCACGGGCGGCGCAGTCACCCGCACCTCGGGAGACGCCATTCGCCTGACCGGCGGCGGCGTCACGCCGCCCTCGATAACCATCTCCTGCGGCCTGCTGAACCTGTCCAGCCTCTGCGCCGCCCGTCAGGTCCGCGTCACCATCCAGCCCGCCAGCGCGGGCGTGGCCAGCATCTCGAGATTCCGGGTCAGCGGCCTGACCGGCGCCACCTACAAGACCGGCTCGGCCCCGGCCGAGAACAGCACCATCACCTTCGACCTGAATGCGCTGGGCCTGTTCGGCACGGCCCAGTTCACCCTTGGCATGGACGTCCTGGTCGCCGCAGCCGCCGCCAGCGGGGCCAAGACCTTCGACTATACGGTGACGGCCACCTTCCTCTAGGACGCCGTCGGCATCTCGATGGATTGGCGACCCCGGAGGGAGTGCGGTTCCAAGCGAAAACAACGCTCTAGGTCTGTCAAACCCTGTGTGAACGCCTCAACGAAATCAGAGAGATAGGCGCTCGTGTCAAACCCTAGGGTTGGCATCCACCGTATCTGGCCTCCTAGATTTGAGACGGTCCACGTGCCACGATGTTGGGCAAGAGGGCCATCATGAATTTGTTTTCGCGACCAAAACGAACGTCAGAAGTCTTCGGTATCTCGACGGAGATCCTAAGCGACTCGTATGTCGACCGAGGCAACCTGGACAGTGAACTTCAGAAGCAGATGGGCCGCACCACTCATATCGCCCTGCGCGGGGAGTCGAAGTGCGGCAAGAGTTGGATCAGGCAGAAGAATATTCCGGAGGCTATAGCGGTCCAATGTCGGCTGAACCGGACCGTACGAGACCTCTACAGCGACGCGCTATCCCAGCTCGGGCTGCATCTCGTAAAACAAACCCAGTCATCTACGAGCCTTCGAGGCAAGCTCGAAGCGACGGGAGAAGCGGGCTTTAAAGTGATCGCAAAAGTCGCCGCTAAGCTCGGCGGAGAGGTGGAAAAGTCTGACGGCGTGATGTCAGTTCCGGTCGGCAATGACTTAGACGACCTTCGGTTCGTGTCAGACATCATCAACGCCTCAGGTCGACGCTTGGTGATCGAAGATTTTCACTACCTCTCCCCGGCGGAGCGGAAGGCGTTCGCTTTCGATCTTAAAGCGCTCTGGGACCTCAAGACCTACGTCGTCGTGATCGGCATCTGGGCTGAGAACAATCTGCTCCTTCACCTGAATCCCGACCTGTCCGGTCGGATCGTTGAAATGCCGATCTATTGGTCGGCCCCAGACTTGAGATCCGTGATCGACAATGGATCAAAGGCGCTCAACATCGAGTTTTCAACCGCGATCGTTGCTCGGATGGTCGAAGACTCCTTCGGAACCGTCGGCATTCTCCAACGTCTCGCTCTCGCTACGCTTGATGAAGCCAAGATTGAGGAAGGCCAGAAACATCTGACGACGGTCGATCAAGTCGGCTCTTATGAAGGCGCGGCTATGAGTTACGCAGAGCAGCTGAATGCGCTGTATCAAACCTTCGCCAAACGCGTCGCCAACGGCATCCGCCAGCGCGCAAACTCCACTGGGATCTATGCTCACATGCTCAGTGTCGTGCTCTCTGCAGACGACAAGACGTTGACTGACGGGCTACATACAGATGCGATTTTTACTGAAGCGCACAAAATCGAAACTCGGGTCCAGAAACCTAACCTCCGTCAGATCCTGCTTAAGATAGACGCGCTCCAGGTCGACAACGATGGGCGGGGACTAATCCTCTCGTACGACGAGCATAAGGATGAGGTGTTTGTCGTGGACCGCCAACTGTTCCTCTATCGGAAGTACGCCACCGTTCGCTGGCCGTGGGAACAGCTAATCGCGGAGGCAAACGCGAGCGCCTCTGGTTACGATATCGACGAACCCGCGACCATTTGAGCGGTGGGTTCATAACCCACAGGTCGGCGGTTCGAGCCCGCCTCCAGCCACCATCGGACCCGGGCGGGGTCTTGAAAACATATAGATTTTCAAGACCCCGCCCGGAGCGCCTACGTCCGGCGATAGGATCAAACGGGAACGAAACAGGTCAATCCGGAGGGAAAGTCCCGGAATAGTCCCGGAGGACGTTTCTCATTCGTTCTGGTTTCGCTTGCCGACGAACCGGGTTTGTCGCTAGCAAAACGGCTCCGGGGTCTGGCGGCGACGGAGAGCAACATGAAACCGACGAAGACAGCCCCAGCCCGCACCCTGCCGAACGGCAAGCCAGACCAGTCCAACGTGGTGTTCTCTGACGACGCCAACCGATGGGTCATGGCGGCCATTGCCCGGAACCTCTCGGCATTCGCTAAGCGATGACTGTCCAGATCAACCCGGTCGAGGCGGCCGGTCTGATGATCTACCTGCCGCACCGGGGCAATCAGCTCGTCGTCAACTGTTGCGGCTGCGGGCGATCTCGGCGCGTCAGCGGCCGGGAGATCGCCACCAAGTTCACCAAATGGCTGACGGCCACGATCGGCGAATGGGCGTCGACGCTCGTCTGCGCGCACTGCCAGTGCCGCGAGATCATGGTCCACACCCTCGCCGACCCAGGCGCCCAAGGCTTCATTCATTCGACAGGCGAAACCGGGCAGACCATTTGGGCCCGACGTCTGAACGCTTGGCTGACCGAGGCCGGGACCGATCTGTGGGCGTATCGTGACGTCATCGACGGCATCCCGGTTCCCGCCGAGCTTGAGGCCGCCGGCATCATGCGGAACCCCGCTGCGCAACCCCGGTCCTAGCCGTGGTCTTCGGACGGAAGTCCTGCCTGATCCGCGACAACGCCGATCCCCAGGGCCAGCTCGGGGGCATGGCTGCATCCGTGGCCAACGGCTCAACCTTCAAATGGCTGTGCGTCGGCTGCGGACGGATGAAGCCCCTCGACCTGGCTGAATGGCTGGCCCGCTGCGGGCCTCGCTATTCCATGCTGAACCAGATCGACGTCTGCCCCTGCGGCGCCCCGCGTTTTCTGATGTGGAGCCGGGGTCCGGCCACGCCCTATCTGCCGATGAAGGTCGAATGGCTTTGGATGACACGGGAAATCTCTCGGGATCCGGACGCGTGGTTCATGATCGATTTCATGGAGGGTCCGGGAACGGGTCGCGACCGACGGCGCTGAGTCGCCCATGGCTATCCGCAGAACCACGATCATGACGTCGACGGGCGTCAGGCTCATCCAGATCGACACCGTCGTCGGCGATCGGGCGACGGATACGCAGTACCGGCTCACGACGCTGCGTCAGGCCCAGCCACGGCTCTTTGCGGATCGTGCGCTGGCCGACGAGGCGTTCGCGGCTGAGGTCCGCGCCTCGAAACTCGACCCCACGGCCTTGAAGCTGGCCATAGCAGGGTTCTGAAACGACAAAAGCCCGCCACCCCGGAGGATGGCGGGCCAGACAATCGCGGTAGATCTGGATCAGTCGATCGGCGTGAAGTCGACGTAGTAGCTCTTGCCAGGCTCGAACTTCCCGATCAGCGCCGGGTTCGCCACCATCAGGTCGACGAGGACCGAAGGCGAGAATTTGGCGAAGGTGTTGTCCTCGTCAGAGCCGTCCGGCGGATAAGATCCGGTCTTCGCGACCCCGTGGAAGACCAAGCGCTCCTGTGTCGTTACGCCCTCGTACTGAGCGACAGGCAGGACGCTGCCAACGCGGACCTTCGCGCGCATCTTTGACATGGATATCTCCGTAGTGAACTGGCGAAAGCGGCCAGCGCGCTGATCCCGATGGCCGGGAAACTATTGGGCGGGGCAGACCACCCCTTTCAGGCCGTTCGCCACCGACCATCGGCAAATGCGGGCGACAGCCTTCCAGCCATCTTCCCCCCATGCCTCGATGGCGATGTCGTGCTGATCCAGGGCCGCCTCGCTGGATAGGGCTTCAACGGCCAGCACCGGCTTCGGCTGGACGCGGAGATCCGCCGCAGACGGGAACAAGGGCCGTATCCGTTCCCTGCTGGCGCAACCGCTCGCAAGCGAGAGCGAGGCGGCGATTAGAAGGGCGGGCATCAGGGAGGTTCGCGACCGCATTGGACAGCTCCTGTTTCGTGGTGGCGGTTGAGAGGGCGTCGGCTAGGCGCTCATCGGCGGCGGCCTCGCGGGCGGCCGTGTCGACGGTCTGGGTCTTGCCGTTGGCCGCGGCGACAGCGGCGTCGACCTTCCTCGCCTCTCGGCCGGGCGCGGTGATGGCGCAGAAGCCCAGCGAGAGCAGGAACAGGACCGCCACAGCGACCATGATCCAGCCGGTGAGGGTGAAGGTGCGCAGGTTCACGCCTCATTCCCCGATGCGGGCGCGCCGTTCGGCTTCAGGCGTACGATCTGCGCCGGCGGAAGCTCCGGACCCTTTGGCCAGCGCATACCGCCGTCGGCCAGCCGCCCCTTGGCCAGCTTCATGATGCTGACGCTGTTCGACTGGTTGCCGCCGAGGACATGGTAGTGGGTGTCGTCCTCGCCCAGATAGAGCCCGACGTGGCCGCCGCCGTCGCGTGTGAAGACGAGGATGCAGCCGAGGCGCGGGGCCAGCAGCTCGCGACCCCAGTTGCCCGCCCGACCCCACGACGCCGCGCGGACGGCAATCAGCGGCGCGGTCAGGCCCATCCGCTTCATCAGCAGCGCCATGAAGGTTCCGCACCATGGCGTCTCGTCATCGTTGACCTGGACGCCCAGCACCTTGGCGCCGACCTCCTTGATCCATCCCATGATGATGGGGCTGTGTTTCGGGCCGACGGTCTCGCGCGTGCCGATGAAGGAACGGGCGAGCGACAGCCACGGGGGCGCGACAGGCGAAGCCATGGGCAGTCTCCAGATTTAGGGGTGTTGATCGGCCTCTGGGGCCAAGGCAGGATCAGGCGCGGCTCGGGGAAGCCGAAGACGGCCCGGCTAGACCACGTCCCCACGTGAGGCCGGGTCGTCGCTCTGGCGGGTATGCGACACAGGAACGGGCGGGGGCGCGGCGGATTGGTACGGGCACCCTGCTGCCTCAGAACAGCAGTGCGCCGGCGGCCCGCCCTATCCCCGTCCTGTCACCGGGGCGGGTCGCCATCTCGTCGCATTGAGCTTGAGCATATCGCCAGCTATGAGGCCGACGGCTGTACGGGCAAACGGTGCAGCCGCGGCCTCGGTCCCGACCGGCCGAGGACAGGCGGTTCGTCATTTATCGAGACCAGAAGGCGACGTGAGGGGGCGAACCGCCACCCCATCAGATGATGCAGGGGCGCTGGGGACCCCAGCTAGAGGGTCTCTGTCCCAGGCTTGCTCACGCGCACTTTCGGTAGCGGTGTCCCTGAAAATGCCGCCGACAGCCAAGCGTTTTGCCGGATAGCCAAATAGCTTAGCGCCGAGAGGCCGAACACCACCAGCGAACCCAACGCCCATTGGACTTCGCCGGGCCAAGACACATACAGCAGCGCCTTTACCACCAACAACGTCCAGATCATGTGAAACAGATAGATGGCCATAGCCCCTCCAACGAGGAAACGAATGGACGGGTATTCCCTTTTGATCAGGCGCTCTAGCAGGGCAAAGAAACAGAGCGAAATCAACAGAGCTAGGGGAAGCTCTAAACCATTGCTGACGATTAGCTCAGGCAAGGACTTCGGCGACGTTATGCCAAAAGCAGGCCTTACAGCTGTGTCGAGACCTATAGATACGACCGAGAGAGCGACGGCAGCAAAAAACTGCCAAGGCCGCGCGCCCTTGAAGAAGCTGGAGCTTAGGCCGCTGCTGTACACGATCGCTCCTATCGCGAACGCGGGCGCAAAATAGATGTAACTGCTGAGGATGCCTATACCCGGCACCTCTCCGACAATACGGTCGAACACGGCGCGGCCGATCCCCCAGACTGCGAGCGCAACGACCAAAGCGAACCCGTGCCACCCGCGCAACTGAACTGCGTTCGCGAGCCAAGGATGCTGCGCAAGCCTCTCGATCGGAAGCAGGTAGAGCGTCCCGACGAACATCAGCAGCACCATCAGGAACCACAGGTGATCCACGGTGATTGGAAGCGGCCCCATGCCTTCGGCTGATAGCCCGAGAATGTCGCGGTGAATGAAGAACTGCAGGACGCCAATCGTCAGAAGGCTGGCGAGCAACGGAACGCCGAGACGCGTCAGGCGGTCTTTTGCCCACGCGGCACGGCCTCGCTTCTGGATTATGAGGGCGGAGAAAAATCCCGATAGGACGAAGAAGGCGAACATCCGGAAAGAATGGTTCACCGACATCGGCACGCTGATCAAAATGGACTCGCGAAATTCTGCGTTTGGGATCGGCAAGTCGAACATTGACTTGGTTGCCACATGAAAGGGTATGCCGAAAACGAGCAGAAGTGCTCGCGCCGCGTCAAGCGAGTGAACCCGATCGTTTGTCATTGCGCCCCCACACCAGCACGTCAGGGTCGTGAATAGCCCAATGATCCAGCCCTAGCGAGCGCTATAGAAACCAGAAGAATATAAAGGCGCCCAGATCCGGCGTATGGAGGCCGCAGGTTCGCTCTCGATGTAGGGGCGGGGGGCTCTTGAGGTCGCTGATTAGCCGGCTGTCGAAACGTCTACGGACCGGGCGAAAAACGACCGAAGGGCAGAAAAAAAGCCGCCAGAGCTAGCTTTGGGCAGTCCAATCGTTTCACGACCAGCATCAGTCAGGACCCAGTAATCGATGAAGTCTGGATTGCCGCCGCCCAACCGTCTCAACAGTCCGCCCGCTGTCGCATCGGTGATGCCAGGATAGACCTCCTCCGGCACTTCTGGCTCAAGCACATAAAGCTCACCCGCATCGGCGGCAGCGCGAAGAAGGGCGTCAACAGCTGGGCTGGTCATACCTCACGCTACGCCGCCGAGGAAAATCCGGCAACCCGGGTCAGGGAGCAGCCGTCATGGGACGTAGGGGCGATGGGGGAGCGCGAGATCCGCTGGGATGCTATTTCTGCGCAGACATCGGACCGCGAAACTCGACGTGACACATTTCATAGAGCCCGTTTTCGGCGAACCGTTCGACAGCGCGCGCCAGCTTCTAGCGCGAGCTAACGAGCACATCGCAGAGCTTGAAAAGCGGGCCGGCGACGCACTGCGGTCTGGGAGGCATTGGGTAGATGTTGGTGACCCTAATGCAGAAGGCCGAAGATCACTCACTTTGCAGTATGATATTCAGCTTCCCGGCAGCCTGTCTTCGATAGCGAACGACTGCGCTGCGAACCTGCGCAGTGCTCTTGACCACGCCGTTTACGCGTCGGTCCAAGCGATTTCGGGCGGTGATCCAACGGACACCAAGTTCCCTTTCGGCGACACAGTTGAGCAGATGCGCGGCCAGAAATGTGGCGCATTACACCCGCAAGTCCTTCGAGTTATCCAAGACGAAATCCAACCATTCCGCGATGGAAACCCTGCACTCTGGGGCCTCAACAAACTACGTAACCGCAAGGGCCATCGCGTTCTTTCCGCGATGGCCACAATCGGCAATCTCCAGGAGCTGAAGCTGGAAGTTCCTGCCTTTCAGCAGGCCTCATTCAGGCTCGTCTTAAGTGACTGGCAGTTTTTTAACGATCGTCTTTTCATCGGCGACGTGGTCGGAACGGCAAAAGTTGATCTGCATTTCAAGTTTGGCGTCGGCCTTTGCGGCGTCCACGGTTTCGAGAAGCCCGCTTCGATGGCTTTGCGTGAGTTCGCGGCCGCCACTACCGTGGCAGTCAATCAGATCGAGACCGCGACGGCATTTCAATACTCCGCCCGTTGATCCGGGACTTGCAGGGATGATGTGGGGCGAGCAGACCGCCAGAGACTTGCGGATCACCCGCCAGATTGCCTCGGAGACGCCAGCGCTGGAGCGATCTACCGTCACACTCAACCGCGAGCCCGGACTTGAGACCACGCGGCCAGCCGGTCGGAGGCGCTTGAGAACGTCTTCCGACCGGCGATCGCGGCATGACTAGGCGGTCGGCAGACGCAGCAGCGTCTTGGCGAGGCCCTCGCCGAACCGGTCCCCCACAAAGACGTGGCCGTAGAGGTTCGGGTGGTTGCTCGCATCCATGGAATTGTAGCGAGCGTTGTTGGATGTGGTCCACCAAGAGCCAGCGGGATCGGTCGCCACCGGCATGAAGACCACGCGCTGATCGGTGATCCTCGCGCCGGTGACGGCGGCGGCAATGGCCGTTTCGGCGGCGTTCAGGCCCGGCGTGCTTGTGTACTGGATGCCGGTGACGATGATGTACACCTTCGGCCCTAGAAGGACGCGAGCCTGCGCGATCAGGTCGGTCGTTTCCTGCTGGACCGTGGCCGCCGCGATGGCCGCGTCGTTGGTCGAGCCGCGCAGGATGAGGAAATCAGGAGCGTAGGGGACGAGAGCTGCCAGACGATTGATGTACTTCAGGCTGCCGCCGGCCGCGATGCCAGAACCGCCTACGGCATCGATGAACCCCGTGACGCCAAGGGCGGCGAAGATCCTGGCGGCAACACCGAACTGGATGCTGTCGACGTTGCCGGTGTTCAGGCCGGTGCTGCTGTCGAGGATGGCCGCTTTCAGGGACGAGGTCCGCGACACCGGCCAGCAGGACGATTCCGCACTGCTCAGATAGATGCCGTTGAAGTTCTTCGTGTTCGCCCCAATGTCGAAGTGGATCGTGATTTCCCTCGGCCGAATGTCGGCAAAGTTCAGCGTGAGGTAAGACGTTGCCGGGTTCGATGCTGGCAAAATCACGGGCGCCGGTCCGGCCATGAGGGGTCGGCCGTCCACGGTGATCATGTACGTCAGGCCCTTGGTCTTGAACGTGGGCGACGGGTCATCGCACATGAAGCTGATCGAGGCGGTGTTGGTCCCGCCGACGAAGTTTCCCCAGCCGTAGGTGGACGTGGAGTCGTCCAGGACGCCGCCGCCCCATTCGAACCACGTGTCAGAGCGAACGGCCGCAGTCGCCGTGACGCTGTTGGCGGCCGTCCCCTTCGAAGACGTGTAGCAGCGCGGCGGCGAGGCCGGAGCCGTCGCGGACGTTGTGTAGGTCGGGGCGTTGGCGTCGGCGCCGTAGGCCTTATCGACAAAGAACCAGGTCACCGAACCGTCAGCGACCGAGCCAGGAGCCGTGATCGTCGGGCCGCCCGAGGCGGCGGACGTGCCTGCAGTCGTGCAGACATAGGTGAAGCCAGCGTTGGTGACACGCTGGTACAGGACGTAAGCCGTCGAAGGCAGCCATTGAGGGTTCGGGAGCCAAGGCGTGCGCTTAAAGCGGTTCCTGTCTCGCACGGCCCGGATCGCATCGCGGATCATCGTCAGGGCGACCGGTGTGTTCTCGACGTTGCCCAAGCCGACGTCGCCCCGGGTCAGCTGCGACTTGAACCAGCCGAGGACCGTTGTCAGCGAGAGCCTGACCGTGCCGCCGGCTTGAACAACAGGAACCAGCTCGGAGCCATCGATGGCCGCGCCCACAGCAAGGGCGGAGATTTTCGTACCGTCAGCCATGATCTACTCCAGCAGGAGACGTTCGCCGCTTTCCAGCAGCAGGACGTCGTTGGTTTCAGTGAGAATCGCGGGGTCGGAGGGCATCACCGGCCCCCCACCGCCCGTGACTGGGGTGCGGGGGCGCAGGCCGAGGCCGAGGCCGAGACGAAGCCCGGGCATCAGGCGGCCGTCAGGATGGCGATCTTCTCGCCGGCGTTGGCGCCGAACTGATAGAGGCCATCGCGCAGCAGGCGGCGCGGGTTGGCCGCCGCATTGGGCGCAGCGCCGAAGGCGGCCCAGACCGATCCGCCCGACACGTCCAGGCTCCAGACCTGACCTTCAGCCGCGACCAGCGTGCCGTCTATTGCAGACGATCCGGTCGAGGCGATGGTCTTGGAGGTCTCGGCGGCGGCGGGCTCAACCGGCAGGGTCGAGCCCGTGGACGCGCGGTCGGATACGGTCGCCAGAACGACGTGGACAGATGCCATGGGTAGTCTCCAGATTGTGAGGGAAGGCGAACCGGGTTCGTCAGTGGTCGGTGAAGGCCTCGGGACCCTCTTTCGGTCCTGCGACGATGAAGCCCTGCATGTGCAGCTCGGCCAACGCCGGCCCCACGACGTCGGCCGCCGGGCAGGGCGCGCCGGTCGAGTTGAGCATCGCCGACGTCCGGGCCTCGATCACGTCCTTGCGCGGGCGGCAACGGGCGATAGCCAGCAGCTGCTGGATACGCTTCCACGTACGGGCCGGCAGCCAGTGGCGCATGTGATCGACGAGAAAGACGATGAACAATGAAGCCAGCGCCAACGCCGACACCGCCTGCATGTCCGTCATGCGAACCGGGTTCGCGCTGAAGGCGCTGGTCAGGATCTCGGTCGCCCGGCCGGCGAAGGCGACGGAGACGATGAACATGATCGTGCGCTTCACTCGCCCCGACGTCGGATAGTTCGGCCGGTCGGGCGCCGACAGGATCTGCCAAAGGGTGAGAGTGATCGCGCTGACCGCGACGGCCAGTCCGGTCACGATCGTCCAGACCTGAGGACTGATCATTGCGAGGCTCCGGGGTTGAGGCGGGCGGCGAGGCCCGAGAATAGATCGGCCAGCAGCTTGCGGAGGAAGGCCCGCTCAGTGACCAGTGGCCAGACCGCGTTAAACAGCATGCCCAGCACCAGGGCGGCGGCCTCAGGCTTCAGGCGAGGGTAAAACTCGACTACTGCGGGCGCGCCCACGTGGGCGGCGGCAGGTGCCAAGGCGATGGCCAGCAAGAACTGGGCGATCGCTAGCTTGCGGGCATCGTCACCGATTTCCCTACCGCCCCAGAGAGCGGTAGTCAGACGCGTCCCCGCATAGCCAACGCCGCCGATGAAGCCGAAGAAGGCGGCAGTGCCGAATACGCTGAGCATGCGCCCCTCCAGATACGTCAGGCCGATATGAGGCAGCCGACGCAAAGCGTGGCTTGGGGGGAGAAGGTCAGAGCGGACCGCTGGTGAAGTTGTCCCAGTGAATGCCGGTGCTCACGCCGCCGGCCTGGGTCAGGTTGCCGATGCCGCCGTAGCCTGAAATCGTCTGGGTCGTGTTCGTGATCGAGATGATCAAGGCACCGTCCACATAGAGCTTGATCGCCGTGCCGACCGCTTCTAGCCGAAGGTGGTAGCTGCTGCCTGGCGTGAGCGTGGCCGGGACCGTGGCGATCGGCACGAAGGTTCCCGGACCCGTCTTGCGGCCGATGATCCAGGCCGATCCGTTATAGCCGCCGTAGAGATACGTGTCGGTGTTGGCCTGTGCCCGGACCGTCAGAAACGCGATCTGGGTGGCGATCACCGTCAGGGGCGTCATGTCAGCTTCGACGAACTGGTTCGGAGTGGGGAAGGCATAGTCTGAGCGCAGGCCCACGCCGACCGCACTTGCTCGAGCGCGACCGCTCGCAATGACGAAGTTGTTCGCGTTCGCCACCCAGCCGTGGCCGCTGTCCGCGATGTGGTTGGACAGCAGGACGCCATTCGCATCTGTGAACGTGTCCAGCGGGAGCGAGTTGACGACGGTATCCGAAGGCGACGTCCGCGGGGAGTTGGTGGCGGAACCCAAGGTTTCGGTGAGCGTGACGTTCCGAGGACCGGCGCCGGCGAAAGTTCCCGAGACCGTCGACCCCGTCACGGTCAGGGCCGTGCCGTCAGAGCTGGTCGCGGTGATCGTGGATCCAGCCGTGCGACCGACGATGTTCGCCGTCCAGATCCCGCCCTCTGGCGAGAGCAGGCGCGACAGGGTCAGGTCCACCAGCGTAGGCGGACCGGCAGGCGTCAGGGTCAAGGGCGTGATCGTCGGGTCGATCGGCAGCGACGTCGGCGTGGTGTTGTCGTAGGGCCCGGCGTTTTGCAGGGCATTCCGGTTGCCCATCATCCGGATCATGTATGACCCGCTCGTCGCGGCGTGGGTGAACCGGATCGTGTTGTCGTCGATCTTCACCCCGGCCGTGGCTGCGGTCCAGGTTGTGCCGCCGTTCAGGCTGATCTCCAACCCCGCGATGCCCGACGTCGGGGAGAAGTCCGTGCCCGATACGAACGCCAGATTGACGTCCGTGTGGGTGCTGTCGACGATCTCGGCGCTGAAGACCTTGGGGCTGCGCTTCTGGTTTGCGCCCGTCAGCCAGGCGACAATCTGCTGGGCGATCCTGGGCGCGTGCCGGCTGACCGTCTCAGTCCGGGTGAAGTGGATGTCGTCCTGCTGAGCCAGGTCATAGCCGTGTGCGCCGAAGCGGATATTGGCGTCCGCCGTCAGCAGCAGCTCCGCCTGGCGGACGAAGAGGATTTGATCGGTCGAGGCGAATGGGCTGCGCTGGCTTCCGTTGATCAGGATTTTCAGGTCCGGGATGCTTGTCTCGGCCCGCACCTTGGCGACGAATGACCGCAGGAGCGCGAGGTGCGCCGCCTGGCTGGCCACCGAGCCGGCTGCGGCGTCGTTCCAGCCAGCCTGAAAGACCAGCACGTCGCACTTCCCTGCCGCGAGGATCGCCGCCACCAGAGCGCTACGGAGGCTGCTGCCAGCGGCCTCCCACTGCGCGACTGTCGTGCCGCTAGACCCGGATGTGATGAACCGAACGTCGCGGTTCAGGGCGTCAACGAGCAGGTTGCCGAGAGACTGCGCCCCGGCACCGGCCCCGCCCAGAGCGGCCCACGCCGAGCCGTTGGCCGACTTAGTCACACGGGGATTGTCGGTGAAGCCGGTAAACTCGGTGAAATAGCGCTGCGTCGTCGAACTGCCGGCGAAGGCGACGACCAGACGTCCAGCGGGCGCCGTGCCTCCGAGATCGCCCAGCACGGACAGCAGGATGTCCCTGAGCGTCGCTTCCTGGCTGGCGGTCAGCAGGCCAAGACCTTGGACATAGTCGCTGACCGGCGCGCCGACGCCTGCCGGGCCTCGACCGGCATGGATCTCGATCGCCACATCGCTGCGGACGACCTCGATGGCGACCTTATAGCCCTCGATGATGATGTCAGTCATCCGTACACCGCCAGCCCTGTGCGACCACTTGGGCCGCGCGCCCAGATTTCAGCGTGCCCCGCCTCGGTGATCCGGATGAAGTGGAAGAAGTTGGCGGGCTCGCCCTCCTTCTGTCCTTGCGGAAGGGCCTCCAGCGCAGCGCGCGAGATCACCGGCCAGAACTCGTCACCGTCCACCGCAATGCGGTTTCCCGTGCTGGCCCCGCTCGTGATCAGCAGTTCGTCGGTGTCCTGCGTCTCGTACTGGCGGATGCCGTATTCGATGACCTTTCCGGCCAGCGGAATGGTCTCACCCGTCACCTTGTCGCGGAGCTTCCAGCGACCGGACGGCCAGTCGGCATAGCGCGCCACGGAGAGCGAGAGTGTTCCCCACTGCATCATGAGAGCACCTCGGCGAGCGAGCGTTGTTCGGGCTTCGTCATGCCGAGCCTCCGGTCAGTCAGGTTTGAGGGCGGGCGGCGTCGTGGTCGCGCGACGCCTATTCCGCGATGGGCTCGCGAAGCATCTTGAGATTGTGGGAGAGCAGGCCAGCGACGATGTAGGTCTGCGCGCCCGTGACGCCGATGCGGACGACCCGCCCGCGACCGGCTGGCTCAACTGCCTCGACAACACCCGGCTCGGTCCCGTCGAAAGCCTCGCCGCCGTCGAGATCCTGAAGCCGGGTGAACGTCATGTCCGCTGCACCGAGGCGGTGACCCGGCGAGAACCGGGGCCGGCGTCCATCCGCCATCAGCAGACGGACCAGATCGTCTTCAACGACCTCAACCGCGTAGATCGGCCAGGCTCCCCAGACCCCGGTCGCTTCGTGGCGGGTCCAGACGTATTGGCCTCGCCGGGCTTCCACGGCCCGGACAGTCCGGCCAGGCCCGTCCCGGCTGTCGTTCGCCAGAAGAAGCGGCTCTTCCTCGTGCGGGCAATAGCCGCCGGGCGGGGTCTCGCCGCCCGGATAGCCGCCCGATCCGTCTCCGGTCGCCTGCCCATCCCCGATCAGGATCCACGATCCGGTCGTCATGTGGGTCGGGGACGGTGAAGTCTCGACCTCAAAGCCGGTCCCGGCCCGCCAGAACACGCCGTAGAGGGTCGAGGCTGCCAGCCCGCTCACCGTCCCGGCAGGGATCGATATGGTCTGCCCGTCGACGTAGACGTCATGGGCCACGATCGAGATGCTGCTGGCCGTGGCGCTCGTCGGATAGGTGACCGACCGCCCACTCGGGATGCGAGCCCCGGGACCGGGCGGCAGGGCAGCGGCGCCTGAGGTCACGGACGCCAGAACACGCCTCATGCCGATGACACCGCGAACGCGATAGCTGACGGCAGCCTCATAGGCCGTACCGTTCGTCAGACCGGGAATCTCCTTACGGCCTATATTGGAGGCCTCAATACCCGCGCCCGCCCACTCGGCCGCCCCGACAGGCCGGAACTCGAAGATGACAGCATCAGCCAGAGGATTGTCGCAAGCTCCGGTGATCACGAGGGCAGGCACGGAAACACCGCCGTCCACGAAGATGTCGGCGATCAGCGACCACGACCCGGCGACCGGCGCGGGAACCAGCGTCGGGTCGGACACCGACAGTGACGGTGACGGCGGAGCGACGCCTGTCTGGCCCAGGGCGAACGGATGCTTCGCGTCGGTTTCCGACCGGAAGCGGATGCGGATGACGCCGGTCTGCGGGTCCTTGGCCCGTCCCCAGCACTTAACCTTCTGACCATCCAGAAAGAAGCCGGGCTCATCCAGTACGAAACAATCGCCCGGCCTCAGGCGGCGAAGGTGGGGTTTGAACGGGATGGTCCCGGTGATGCCTTCACGACTGTCGACGATGTCATAAGCCGCCAACTGGGCCGCCTGCGTGGCTGAGGGGACATACCCGTAATCGACGCCACGGGGCCGCTTGCCGCGATCCTCCAGCACATAGGCCGGCACGCTGACAGGCGCGGCCGGAACCAGCTCCCACTCGTGCTCCGCACTCCAGTAGCTAGGCGTGATCGTGTTGATGCGGCTCAGCCTCGGCATGGCGGCATCCAGCTCGATCGGCCCTGCTGTGTCGCGTGCGGTGACGGTCAGGATGCTGGGTTGCGGCGCGCCCCGGCTGATGCAGCTGATCCGCCCGGCTAGTCGTGACGGGACCGCGCCGGCGGATTGCAACAGGTTGGTCAGGACGGCGTGCTTGTCCTCTTTCGTGTTGGGCCACGCCGCGCATCTCCAGCCGTTCGCATCGGCCACATTGGCCGCATGGACGAAGGCCGGGATGTCGATCGCAGCAGGGGCCGATCCGATGCCGCCGACGCAGGTTCCGACGCCCGGCGCGCCACGGCCCACGGGATCTTCCCACAGCCCCAAGGCCCACTTCAGGGCGAACAGCGCGCCGTTCTCGCCCCAGACCCACGTCGCCGGGTTGTTCAGGCGACATGGGCCGAGGCCGCCCGGGTAGGTGCTGTCCTGTCGAGGGTCCCAATAGAACAGACCGTCCAGCTCCTGCAGCACTTGCGGCTCGCCGTCAGTGTACTTGGTCAGCTTGGAGTCCTGCGCCATCGTCAGCATGTACAGGGCCTTGCCCGACAGCTTGTAGGCAGACCCCCATTCGGGCAGGACGCCGTCGATACCGCCCGGCGCCAGCAGGGCGGTGTCCGGCTGGGCACCCAGCCTCAGGCCGCGCCACATCGCGCCCGACCATTCGCTGGTGTTCGCCATGCCGTTGGCGCCCGCGAAGGTCACTGGCTTCTGATCGCCCTTGAAGACGCCCCAGCTCCGGATCGGCCCGGCTCCGGAGACGCAGGACAGGACCGAGTAATAGGCCTCGTGCCCGCCGTACTCGTCCTTGTGGACGATGAAACCGGCCACCCCGATATGGCCGAAAGCGAAGGGGATCGGTTGGTCCGTGCTGGCCAGCCATTCGGTGGCGAAGGCGGTCGAGGTTGGCTTCTGCGCCGTCAACGCCGTGCCGACGCTCGACAGCAGCGCGCCCGCGCCGATGATCTGGCTGGCCGTAAAGCCGAACGCCATGGAAGACCCTGCGCCGAGCACGACGGACATCCCGCCGCCGAAGGCCAGACCGATGGCTGCACCACCCGTGGCCACGACCAGACCCGCGACCACGATGGCCGTTCCAACCGCCTTGATCGCCTTGCCCATCAGATGACCCTCCAGGCGCAGACGAAGGCCTTGGGTTCGATGACGACGGCGTCGGTGTAGCCGTCGACATAGGCCAGCAGCCGGCCGTTGCCGACGTTGACCGACAGCGACCCCAAGGGATGGTCGGTCGGCAGGGCGACGATGTCCGCCGCCAGCGCCGATGCCGGCGCAATCCGCTCCAGACCCAGACTGTCGACATAGTCGATCAGGGACGCGAACCCGGTTCGCTTCAGCGCCCGAATGCCCCCCAGCTCGGTCGTATAGGTCGGCAGTTTTCCCTGTCCGACGCGACGTCCCAGATGATGCAGATCATGGCGCGCCATCCATGCGCAGTCTCGCCGCGCGCGCGGGTCGTAGGACTTGCCTGCGAACCGGTCGAGGCAGGCCTGCGCCGCCTCCATACGGCGCTCCATCATCGTCTTCATCGCCGCCACGTCCAATGGATCTTGCGCGTGACGCCGGTCAGATGCGTCAGCCCCAGTTCGCCGTTCCAGACCGACTGGTGATAGCTGTCCGACAGCCGCTGATCGGCGTTCAGCTCCAGCTGCAACGCCTCTTCGGTTCCGCACTCCAGCACCATCGACAAGCTTTCACCGACGGCGAGCCGACCGTAGTCGAGCTCGCCCACCAGATCCTCGTCAGGATCGCCGATCATCAACCCCGTCAGGCGATCCACCGAGCCGGTGTGAATGGTGATCGGTGAACCCTGGACGGCGGGCGAAGCCAGCTGAACCATGGCCGTCGCATCCGGCGGCAGGATGGTGATCGAACAGCGGGTGGCCTGACCATCGGCGCCGTCCTCGATTTCCGAAATCGACCCGACCACGCCATAGACGTCGTCACGGGCGACGTAGATCTGATCGCCCCACTTCACGAACCCGCCGTCGGTCCAGCGCACCGTCCGGCCCGGCAACGTCAGGGTCGTCAGCGTGACCGTCAGGGGCGCCTCGGCCTCCAGCGCCGCAAACAGCGCCAAAGACATTATTCGACCTCCTCGATTACGAAGCGACCGATCGTCAGGGCCTTATGCAGGCCTTGCGACCAACCCACGGGCTCGTCCACGAACCCTTCGATCATGGGCTGGGCCATCTCGATCACGTCGCCGTCGGCGTGGGGCCGGCGCAGCATGGGCCAGATCGGCACGGCGGCCCGACCGTCACCGCCCGCGATGACGGCCGTCCTCGCCATCGACAAGAACCGTTGGCCGTTGGTGATGGCGGAGAAGAACTTGCCCTTGCGCACCGCATACCCGGGCCGGAAACCGCGCATCAGCAACGTCATGCCGGACTGCCCTGCGCCGTCGACCACGGGCGCACCCGGCGTCCCGGAGTCGATGCCCGCCTCGGGAAAGGGAATGGCGACCCGGGTGACGCCGCTCTGCATCAGATCCGCCAGCAGCTCGAACCCCCACTCGGGCGGCATGACCCCGGCGTCCACGTCGATCGCCCAGTGATCGCCCATCCGCGCCACCGGCTGGCGCGGGCCGCCGAACGCCGGCCGCAGGATGCTGGATCCACGGACAGGCCGAGGACTGAACTCCGCCTTGCGCGGAAGGGCCGGCAGAATGATCGTCATCAACGCATCCGATACATCTGCCGCTGGGCCTGTTCCGCCGGGATCATCGACCGGGCCGACCCAACGGCCGCGAAGCCCGCCCGCATGGCGGCTTGGTCGGCATAGGCGCGCTGTTCTTCCAGCGCGCGCTCCCAAATCATCGCCCCGCGATTGTCGAAGACGACATGCTGGACCGTGCTGCTGACCCCGGGATTGACCCCGCCCAGCGCCCCCATTGCCCGGACGGCATGCGCAGGGATGACGGACGTGCCCGGCTTCAGATTGGCCAGCACCTCGCCCTGATGAACATAGGCGAGGCCGCCGGGGGCGCTCGGGGTGCCCGAGGCGAAGCCGGGGATGCCTTTCAGGATCGTGGAAAAGAACCCGCCAATCCCCGATCCGCCGCCATCGCCCATGCCCTTGGCGGCGCTGGCCAGAAGATCGAACAGATCGTCGGCCAGGTTGTCCAGCATCCGGCTGGTGAACCGGTCGGCCAGCCCTTCGAAGAACCCGCCCATATCCCCGTCGATCGCGGCCTTGATCCCTTCGCTGAAAGCGGACCGGAACTCGTCGCGTATCCGCCCTTGCTGATCGGCGGCTTTCAGACTGTCCGCTTCACCTTCGGCCTGTGACCGACGCTCCGACGCGTTCAGGCCCGGACGCAGGCTGATCAGCTCGTTGATCCGGCTCTCGACCCACACGCGGCGCTCCGCCGCCTCGATGGCCTCACGGTCGCCGCTCAGGCTCGCGATCTGCGCCTGGAAATCCAGCGTATCCATCAGCTGGTCGTTCAAGAGGCGTTGATAGTCCGCCTCCCGCTCCATCTGACGGCGCCGGCCTTCGAGGATGACGTCGATCTGCTCCTCAGCCTTCGTGCGCTCCTCCGCCGCGATAGTCGCGGCGTTCAGCAAGCTCAGATGCTCCAGCGCTTGGGCGTTGGCGTCGGTGTAACCCGCCGCCTGATAGTCCGCTGTCAGACGGATCAGCTCCTGCCGCTCTTCTTCGGCCTTGACCGCTTTTTCGCTGCCGCTGGCCTGAGCCAGGGCCATGGCCCGCTCCAGCGACAAGGCTTCGCGCCGGTTCGCCAGATCCGACGCGGACGGTCCGCTGCCGCCCTTTCCGCCGCCCTTGCCGCCCGCCGCCGTCTGCTGCGCATCGGACAATCCGAAATCGCCGAGGCCAGCAAGGGCGGCCGCAGCGGCGGCATCGCCCGCCACGCTCGGGCCGGCGATCGCCGCCAGTCCGCTGCGCAGGGACTGACCCGCGCGCTGTTCGGCCTCAAGCGCACGGATATAGCCCGCGGCGCCGCTCTGATGCTTGCGGGCGAAGGCCAGGCGCTCGGCGACCGGCGCGTTCGCAGGCGGCGGAGCCGGAGCGAAACTGGCCAGCATGCCGCCCGTGACCGCTGCGACGGCGGCGATCGGCGCGGCCCGCGCGACGGCGCCGCCCGCCGCTCCCGCAGCAGCGCCGCCGGCAACACCGCTCGCGGCGCTGCTGCCCCCGACGGCGGCCAGCGCCACCCGGGCCGCCACGGCGGCCTTGATCAAGGCAGAAAGGCCCTTGATGACTGCCGCGATGGGACCAGAGGCGGCCACCAGGGCCAGCATGCCGAGAGCGGCGTTCTGTGTGCCCTCGGGCAGCTTGTTGAAGGCGTCCAGCGCCTTTGTGGCCCAGACCAGCACGTCCTTTGCGACCGGCAGAAACTTCTGTCCGAAATCCTCGGCGGCCTTCGTGAACTCGGCTCGGGTGCGCTTTTCCTGTTCGGCCAGCTGGTCCGATTCGCGGGCGACTTGACCATGCATTTCGGCGGACTGGCGCAGGATGATATTGGCGCGCGCGATGGCCTTTGCCGCCTCGCTCGCCTGCGTCGCATTGCCCTTGAAGCCGAGACGCAGAAGCTCGGCCTTCGTCGCGGTTTCGTTGACGACGATCCCGAACTTCTTCAGCGGTTCTGTCTCGCCCGTGATGCCGGACATGACCGCGCGGAAGGCGTCCGCGTCCGAGACGTTGGCGAAGGCGCCGATGTCCAGTGAACGCCGCTCCAGCTGATCGACGATCTTGAGAGACTGGTCCGCATCGACACCCAACGCGGTCAGGACCGACCGCATCTGGGTGAAGTTCTCTTTGACGTCCGTCTCGAGGCGACCGAACTCGTCTGCGACTTTGGTGACAGCCGCCTGTGCCTCGCCGGGCATGTCGCGGAACGTCTGTTCGAAAGCGCCACCAACCGCCTCGGCGCGCTTTGCGGCGTTGACCGAGAAACCGACGACGGCCGCCAGGGCGATGGCCGAGGCGGCTTGGATCGGCACGATGACCGATTGCCCGACCTCGCGGCCCGCCCGATCGAAGTCGCGCTTGATCTGGTTCAGCGTCTTCTTCGTCTCGGCCGCCGATCCGTAGAGGGCGCGGTTGATCCGCTTCATCTGCCCTTCGAACTGGGCGGCGTTGGCCTCGACACGCACCAGGAGGCGCTCGATTTCGTCAGCCTCCATCGCGCGCCTCCCTGACTGCCGCTTCGAACTCGTCGTCCGATGGAGCCGCCGCAGCGGCCTTCACGCCCTTGGACCGCAGGAAGCCGCGATAGGCGGCCATCAGTCGCCAGATGGAGCAGCGGGCGACTTGGTCGGGCGCGTAGCCGATCGCGCCGCCGATTTCGTAGAAGACGCCGAAGCGGATTTTGCGGCGGGGGAGCGGCGGCGGCCCCGCCCCCCCTTCTTCTCCCCCGAGGGAGGAGCATCCTCATCGGGCGCGCCGACCAAGGCGGCCGACAGGATGCAAGTCACCAACGGCTTGTGGACCGCCAGCTGACCCGGCGAGGCGTACCGGGCGACCATGACCATGGCCATGTCGGGGTCCATGCCCCCGCCCTTCAGGCCGAGCCGCAGGGTTTCGCGGATGTCCGCCAGCCGCCACCGACCTTCGGAGATCCGGTGAAAGATCTCCTCAGGCCCGGCGTCGCACTGCTCCTGAAGTTCTTCCAGCTCACCGATGTTCAGGACGAAGTCCTGCTTGGCGCCGCCGAAGACGCCCCGATAAAGCGCGGAGCGGCTCATCAGACGGTGTCGGCCGTGTAAGTGGGCTCGTCGGCCTGCTCCATCGCGATGCTGGCCGTGGCGTGGTTCCGCGCCGTGCCCGTGACGGCGAACGACGTGACGATATAGGGGCCGGCGACGCGCCAGACGCCGGCCTGACGGACCCGGACGTTGGTGATCTTCCCGACCCGGCCCAGCCAGGCCAGGACCGACGCCGAATGGACCTTACCCTGACCCGCGATCGTGCTGTCGGTCGAGTCCGGAACCCGGGTCGTCTTGTCGGGCTTCGAGGGGTCGGTACAGTTCGGAACCGACTTGGTGATCGTGCTGGCCGTGCGGGTGAAGCCACGCTCGGCGTTGATCATGCAGTCGTGGGCGAAGGTCTCGGGAGACCCGCCGTCGCCGAGCTGGACGAGGATCTTCTCGCCGTCGACGACATCAACGTAGGTATCAACCATTGGCGTGAGCCTTTCTCTTCAGGGCATGAAAAAGGCCCCGCGAAGGGGCCGGGAAACCGCGTGATGCGGATGGGCTGCCGGTCTCAGGCCGACGGGGACAGGGAGAAGCGAAGGCGAAGGATGGACTGGCTGGTCAACCCGTCGCGGCCGGGCTGCACGGTCATCGGCATAGCGAGCCGTGCCAGCGTGATCTGGAACCCTTCTACAGGAAAAGGGGCCAGCAGAACGGCCATGAGGGCCGCATTGATGCGCTTGGCCTCGACCGTGCCGACCGCCCGGGACCAGCCGTCGATCTGGACATAGATGTCTTGGCCCGTGTCGCAGCTCCCGCCGAGACCATCGGTCGAGAAGGGTCCAAAGGACAGATAGGGAAACGTGGCCGAGACCTTGCCCGCCGTGTCGGTCGGCACGCGGTCATAGATGCGATCGGCGACCAAGCCTTTCAGGACATCAGACGCTTTCACAACAGCGACGATGGCCGCTTGCAGGGGCAGCTGTGCGTCGATCACAGCCCGGCTTCCTTGCGGATGGCCTTACGCGCCGCCGCAGCGATCCGCTTCTTCACGCCCTTTTTTGACGCCCTGACAACCGGGTAGAACGATGGCGACGCCGGGACCTGGACGCCGTTCGCCGCCATGTGCCCCAGTTCGACCCGGGGCGCTTTCGGCCGTCCTTCGGCATCCTTCGCGTCGGAGATCACCACGGCCGAGATGTCGCCGAGGCGACCTTCTTCAACGCGGACCCCGTCGCGAACGTGTTGGCCGTCGTCCTCGGCGGGATCGTATGGGGCGATGCGGATGATCTGGTCCGCCATGCCCCGCGCCTCTTCCATAACGACCGGAGCCACGGCGGCGCGAACCGCCGGCGTCATACGATCGAAACGCCGCATCAGGCGCGCGACGCCCTCCAGACCTTCGTCAGCCATCCGCGCCTCCCGAGACGACCTGCATGAGAAGCCAGCGACGATCGCCGTCCATGTCCTCAGGACCGAAGGTGATATTGAAGGTGCGATCGGCGCGCCGGTCGACGACGCGGTCCGCCGTGGTCAGAAGCACCGTTTCGCTGTCGTAACGGACCCAAAGGTCGAAGGCCGCGGACCCTGCAAGACGGGCAGCCTGGACACTTTCGCCGCCCCTTGCGGGGAGCAGTGAACAAGACCGGTCTATGCGCAGATCCGACCAGTCGCCCTGTGTGTTTCCGAAACCATCATCGCCAGTGGTTCGTCGCTCGAAGCCGACCCGCTGGCGGAGATCGCCCGCGCCCTTAGGCTTTGACATCGTCTTCACGCGGGGGCGCGGGCAGTTCCTTGGCCCTTCCCGCAGCAACGGCTGCGTCGCCCGCTTCGCGCTTCACCGTCAGTTCCATCCCCGCCTTGTAGGCGATCTGGACCGCCGGCTCTCCGCTGGGCGTGTAGTCGAAATCTTCGGTGAACATCACACGCATGACAGGCTCCAATGTTGACCGGCGAACCGGGTTCGCGGGCTAGACCTTGAGCCAGCGATAGGGATCGACCAGCGACAGAACCGCCCGCGAAAGCGTCGAGGTCTCGCGATTGGCGTAGATGTCGCCGAGGACGAGAAGCGCGGCCACCTTGAACGCAGCTTCGGGCACAGCCCCGTCTGGCACGAGGGGAATGCCGCAGTGTTGAAGGACGCGAGCGACCGCCGCGTCTGAATAGGCAGAGATGAGCACGTCGTCGTCACTGTGATCGACGCGCAGATGCTGCTTCGCTTCCTCAAGCGTGAACAGCGGGCCGGTCTGGGTGACGACGACGTTGAGGGTCATGGATCAGTCCTTGGTCTGATCGGCCAGGTTCTTTTCGACAGCCTCGGCGCCCGAAAGGGTCGGGTCGTTGAAGTCGATGCGGTTTTGTTCAATCGACGTGCCCTTGCGGGGATCATTGTCGACGGCCGGGTGCGAGGGATCGACGTCCGGCACGATCTGGTGCGGAGCGCCCGATGCTTCAAACTCGGTGGCAGGTTTGGTCTTGGCGTCGGTCGTCAGGTCTTTGCTGCTGGTCTTGTCCATGGTGGTCTCCTTCGCTCGGGGTTCCCGGCTTGCCAGGAGGGGCGAACAGCCGCCCATCCAAGAAAGCCGGGCCGAGGTTTCCCCCGGCCCGGTCAGTCGTCGTGTTAGGCGGCGACCTTCAGCGCGCGCATCGGCTCGGGGTTGTAGACCCCGCCGCCGACCCGCTTGCGGGTGTAGAAGCCGACGAACGGCTTGTTGGTCAGGTTGTCTCGCAGGACGGAGATGCCCAGGCGGTCGACCACCAAATAGGTCGCCTCCATGTTGCCGTAGAGCGCCGTGATCGCATTCGCGGCGACGTCCGGCAGATCAGGCACCTCGACCACATCTTCACCAGCCAGAGTGGCCGGCTGACCGGCAGCGAACGACGGCTGCCACAGGTAGTTGCCGTCCCCGTCTTTCAGCTTGCGCATCTTGCCCTGCGTCAGGCGGTTTGCGTACAGCTTCGCGCCCGCGCGCAGTTCCTTCGGCACCGAGTAGAACAGGTCGATGAAGCCGTCCGACGTCAGCGCCGCAGCGGAACCGGAGTTGACCACGCCGATGGCGCCCCACGGATGCTTGGCCGCGTTCGCAGCGCCTGCCACGTAAGTCAGCAGGCCGAAGGGCTTGTTGACGCCATCGCCGGACAGGAACGCGATGTTCTCCTGACGGCTGAACTCGACCTCAACCTCGTCAGCCAGCCACTGTTCGATGTCCACCTCGGCATCTTCCAGCAGGATCTGCGAGGCGAACGGGAACGCGTAGAGCTCGCCCGGGGTGAAATCGAGCGGGGTGATCGTCGGCGTGGACGTGGCGGGACGGCTGGCCGTTTCACCGACCCAGCCGGAGCCGACGGTGCGGTCGCTGTACAGCTTACGGAAACCGGCGCCGCTGATCGACTGGATTTTGGCGTTCTCCCGGATGGGCGAGCGCTCCTTCAGCTTGCCGGTGACCGTGCGGTCCCATTCGACAGGGGCGAAGTAGCCGCCGTCGCCTTGGGTGCCGACCGTCATGGCCGCGTAGACGCCCGACTTCTGTGCGGCCTTGATGGTGGCCTCGTCGGAGCCCTCGCGGAAGAACGAGGCGAACGCCTTCGAATATTCGGGATCGGGCACGCGGGCCTTTTCGCCGTTCGAAGGACCGTTCAGACGGAAGGCCGCGATCTCCTTGGCCTGGGCGTCGAGCGCGGCTTGCAGTTCGCCGACCGAGGCGTTGATGCGCTCGACCTTTTCATCGGTGACGACGTCGGCCTTGCCGTTCAGCTTCTCGTCGTTCGCCGTCTTGAACTCGGCAAAGTCCTTCTGCAGGGCGGCAAGGATCTCGGCAGGGTCGCCCTTGTTGATCACGCGCTGGATGGCGCGTGGCAGGGCGATGGCAGTCGATCCGGCGAGGATCGAGCGGGTGGGTTGCATCTTCATGTGTTCGCCCTCCTCAGGCGCGTAGGGATTGTGAAAGGGCGGCAGCAGCGCCGACCCAGCTCAGATCGCCAGCGTCCGGCTTGGCGGGGGCATCGAGAGCAGCGTCCGGCTTGCTCTTGATCTTGGCGAGCAGATCGCGGGCCTCGGCGCGGCTGGAGCCGCCTGCCATCAGACCGTGTTCTGCCTGGCGCATCGCGTTCGTCGCGCGCGCCTGTTCTGTGGTGGGGGTGTCCTCTTCCAGCGCATCCGCCGGGAGGAGGCCGTCGGCGAAGCCGAGGCGGATCGCCTCGCTGCCGTTGATCCACTTCTCGGCGTCCATCCACGCCGCGCAGTCCGCGGCGCTCTGGCCGGTGCGGGTAGCGTAGACGTCAGCGAGGGCGGCGTCGAAAGGCTCGAGGAAGGCCGCCGTCTCGGTCATGTCGTGGCGGTTGCCGATGGCGACCACCCAAGTGTCGTGGATCATGATGAAGGACGAAGTCCCGATCAGGATTTCGTCGCCGGCCATGGCGATGATCGAGGCGGCCGAGGCAGCCAGGCCCATGACCTTGACGGTGATCTTTGCGCCGTGCTCCCGCAGGCGATTGAAGATCGCGATGCCTTCGAACACGTCGCCGCCGGGCGAGTTGATGTGGACCTCGACGTCGACGTCCGACCCGATCGAGCGCAGGGCGGCGTCTACGCGGTTCACGGTGACGCCGCCGCCGGTCCAGAAGTCTTCGCCAATCACATCATAGATCGTGATTACGTTGTTCGCGGCTTGGCCAGCGGCGCGGATGCCGGCATTCCAATGGCCAAAGATTTCGGGCTTCGCGAGCGCCGACACGTCCATCTTCGTCGGAAGCGTTATCTTCCCCGGCCGCTGGGCAAGCACAGGTCCACAGACCGCGCGAGGGCGAGCGTTAATCTTCGTCATCATCGGTCCTCTTGGGCTGTCGATCGGCAAGCTTTTTGTCGGCCGCATCATCGGCGTCCGTGTCGTCGCTGCTGGGCGCTCCAGCGCGGTCCAAGCCGTCGCCGTCAGGGTGTCTCGGCTGATTGAGCAGCTTCCGGATTTCGTTGGCCGTCATCCAAGGCTTGTGGCCACCCGCTCCGCTCGCCTTCGCGAAGGCGTCGTATTGGTCTTTCATCGTCCCGTTGAGCAGTGCGGCCGGGTTGAACTTGGCGGCGTAGTCGTCCTCGTTGGCCCCCAGGCAAGAGCGGTCGATCGCTTCTTCCCAAGCCCGGAACCACGGGTTCAGCGTGTATCGCACGAAGCCGATCGACAGCTGCTCGATGCCGCTGCCCCAGCCGGTGTCATCCATCATGGCCAGTGGGCGAGGGACGCCGAACACGCGCAGGATTTCCTCGACCTGAAACCGGCGCGCCTCGGCGGATTGCGCATCCCGGGCGCTCATCGCGAAGGCTTCGTATTTCGTGCCGCCCTCCAACAGGGGAGTGCTGCCGGCATTATCCGCGCCGCTGTGGCGAGAATTCCAACTCTCTTTAAGACGCTGGAACGCCTCGGCGCTCAGCTCTCCTGGGATCGTCAGCGCACCGGAAGCGAAAGTGCCATTCTTGAAGATATTGGCGGTTGCCCGTTCGGCGGCCATCGCAATGGCGATCGCTTCGGCGGCCTTACGCACGCGCGACAAGCCGCTTACGCCGTCGAACGTCAGCCCCCTCAGATGTAGAACCTCGCTCGGATCGAGGTCGATCCGACCACCAGTTTTGCGGCTGTAGGTGTACTTGGCCTTGTAGTCCTTAACCTCGACCTCGATCCGGTCGGGGTTCAGAGGAAGAAGCTCGGTGATCCGACCGCGCGCCTTTACGATCAGGGCAACCGCGCCCTTGTCGTGGACGAGCGCCCGGTACTGCATCAGTCCTTTGAACTCGAACGGCGTCTGCCATTCATTAGGTCTGCGGCGCAGAACCCGCTGGAGCGGGTGGCCGGTTGCCTTGGTCAGGTCTCCGCTCTCCGTCTCGCGGTGCAGATTGAGCGGCAGCATCGCCACACTGCCGCAGATCAGATCCACGCATCGGAAGACGGTCGGGTTTCTGAGCGCGGTCTCTGTCGTGACTGCCATGCCCGATTCAGAACGGACCGCGCTGCGCAGCTGCTCAACCAGTGAAGCGTCGCTAAGATCGTACGGAGCCACTGCGGGCAGTCCAGAACCCTCGGCGCGAACCGGGTTCGCCGCTGACGATGCAGGCGTCGTGCCAAGAAGGCGCTGGAGCAATCCCATTCGACCTCCTCAAACCATCCGAATGCCGCGCGTCTCATAGACCGAGCGCCCTTTGGCGATCGGGTTGCGGCTCATCAGCATCGCTGCGTTGAAGAGCGAGACCAGCGGGTCGATCTTCGCGCGGCCTGCTGTCTCTTTGGTGATCAGCACCGCGCCACCCCTCACCAGGGCTTTGGCATTGCCGACACACCAGGCCATCAAGCGCGCCCCGGCATGCCACAGCGTGTTGTTCTTCAGCTTTAGTTCCGTGCCCCAAGTGGCGGGCGAGAGCGCCGCGCCCTGACGAACGGCGGCCATCATGTCTTCCGGGATGCCTCGCAGGGCGAGTGCGTCCACCAGTTCGGCGATACCGTAGGGGTCGAGGCCGATTCCATGCTTCTCTGGCAGGAGGCCCAACTTGAAGACCCGCTCGACGATGTCCGCCGTCTCCTGAACGGGCTGCATGGGATCCGCCGTGATGGTCAGATCGCCATCCGCCGCGAAGTCCAGCAGTCGGGGCGCGATGTCCATCCGCCGCTTGAGCACGTCGTCGTGCGCCCAGGCCTTGGTCCACGACAGCCAGTCTCGGGTATCCCTCTCGCGCCCAAGAACCGTCGTGGCGAACAGGTCGTCCAGGCCGCCGCCGTCCACGCCGACCGTGACGACCTCGCACCGCTCTAGCAACGCATCCAGTGTCAGCCCAGGGACGGCGGCGGCCTCCCAGTGATCGGCACCGCCCCAGCGGTCGTTCGCCAGCAGGAGGCCGATCTCGACGTTCAGGTGCTTTGACAGGAAGACCTGCAGCTCACCGCCGACCGCGTTCAGGACCTTCTTCAGCTCATCTACCAGCCAGATCTGGTCGACCGATTTCCCGAGGTTTGGGTTCGTGATGTAGAAGTTCGCCGGGTCCAGATAGGCCTTTGCCTCCAGCATGGCCGCCGGGAACTCATAGATCAGCGCCAGGCTCTTTGGATCGACGATCAGCCCGTCCCGGACCTGCCGGAAATAGGTCAGCTTCGCCTTGAAGACGCCCGCCGGCTCCTCGTCGCTCTGGGTACTGGCCCAGATGACGAAACCCTCGGGCCGGGAGACCATTCCCCCGGTCGCCTCCCTCAGCATCGCGTCGGCCTTCGGGCGCTTCCCGAAGATCCAGAGTTCGTCGACGAAGATGAACCCGGCCTTCTTGCCGCCGACGGTGTCGGTGTCAGCGGCGACGACCTTCAGTTTCGCCTTGGTCACCCGATGGGTGATCGTGCGGATGTGCTCCTGGACGTGGAGCAGAACCTTCAGATCGTCGTCCGCATCGATCATGGATCGCGCGGGCTCGAAGGCGTTGTTCGCGATCTCCAGCGTCGGCGCCAGCAACAACAGCTCGGCGCCGTGCCGCCAGTTCCGCACGAGGGCGGTGACCATGATCCCGGCGGCGATCGTCGATTTCGAGTTCTTCTTGCTGATCAGCAGGAAGAACTGGTTGATCAGCCGGCGGCCCTGCCCCGCGTCGTACGCGCCGAAGACGGCCCGCACGAAGTCGAAGACCCATTCCTCGCAGGCCTCGCCAAACGTCGGCTGTCCCGGCGCATCGACGATGCGCAGCGACTTGAAGACCTTCAGGGCCTCCTCGGCCTCATCAACGAACAGAGGCGCCGGCACCAGCGACCGGCGGGAGACAATCCGGTCCGCCCAGTCCGGGCAGGCGGTCGTCCACTCCAGCGCAGACATCAGCCGTTATCGACGATCAGCTTGGGCGGAGGCGGGATCGCGAACCGCCCCCCGACCGCCTCGGCCGCCGCCTGCCGCTCCTCCTTCACGCCGAGGACGGGCTCCTTCGCCTCGCGAGCGCCCATCCGCTCATCGGCCCGGGCTACGTCACCCTTGCTGAACTCTTCGCGGATGTAGCGGGCGGCCGAGACGTTTCCGCCCTTGGCCTTCTTCCACATGGCCTCCGTCAGGACCGCTTTCGCGAGGGCCGGCCCGGAACGCAGCTCACGGGAATAATACTTGCGGAGGGTCTTCGGATCGAGGCCGATCCGCGCCGCTATCTCCTCTTCGGTCAGCTCTGATGCGCGAAGAACTGCAATGTTTTCCGCAAGATGCGGGTCGCGCTTGTGCCGCTTGCGCCCTCGCGGATCAGGCTCCGGCGTCCACGGATCGCCCCACAGATCGACTAGGCCCTCGTTTTCATCGCTCATCGGGAAAAAAATTCTCCGCGTGAGAGGGAGGCCGGTAGACGGGCGACGGGTCTCGGAACTTTTGATACCCCCCCGGTCGGTCGCGGGCGGCGGGGTCAGTCCCAGACGCCGCGATGAGCGAGGGAGGCCTGCTCCTGCTGCTGCTTGTGCTTGTCGTGGCAGGGGCTCTTGCAGAGGGTCTGCAGGTTCAGAGGATCCCAGAAGAGGACCGGATCGCCTCGGTGCGCATTGCGGTGATCGCAGACCAGCTGGCTCGTGTCGCCCTCGACATGACCGCACATCTGACAGGTGAACAGGTCGCGGACGAAGGTCGCCAGGCGCAAGGCCTTCCATCGCGCCGTGCCGTACCAGCGTCGCCAGGGCGCAGCGTTCCGATCGACATGAGGCGGAGCCGAGGCCGCCTTGTCTGGCGCCTGCCCCACGCGGTAGGGCGCAGCGCCGAGGCGTGACGGCAGATGCGATAGCCGCCCCATCCCCTGCCCTCCTGACATGCGAAACCCGCCGCGACAGGGTCAGGGCGGGCTGCGGTCGCAACTTCAGATATGAGCCACCTGATGCCCTAAGCGTTCCCGGATGTGAATGCTTCCTCTTCTGCTTTTCTCATCATCGCGTCGGCGATGATGAGGGAGTCCCGTAGGGCCTGAGTGATTCGCTCGCATGCCCGACCTGTCGCCATGGACCGCACCGTACGGCCCTCACCAGCGATAGCCTCAAGCGCAGCCGCTCCCTGATGCCCGCAGGCGACCCGGATGCGGGCCAGTAAGACCGCTGCCTTCCCCCGCTCGATCGCGGCGCACATCAGAGCCTCCTTGTCCACTGAGCCGCCACGAGCACCCTCGAACGACGAATACCCAATGGGCGGCAGGGCGCTGGCGTACAGTTTCCGATACGCATCCGCCTTCCTGCGTTCATCGTCATCCAGGGCGCCGACCCGCCAGAGGGAGACGACGCCGTCGATCCGGCTGACCCGCCGGACCGTCCGCGCCTTGGCCACCAGCTGGCCGTCCGCCCTCAGAGGCACCCCGTCCGCGCCCTTCAGGAACTCGACCTCAAGGACCTGTTCGACCTCGACGTCGCCCATGCGCGCCATGGCCCGGTCCATGTCGACCTGAACCGCATCCGCCTCGGCCTCGGCCGCCAGTTCCTGCTGAACCGCCTTCACCAGCGCCGCTGCCCTGCGCCGATCGTTCAGCGAGCCGGCCGCCAGCCGCGACGCCCGCTCGAGGCGCGCCGCATGGGAGGCGTTCAGCCGGCGACCGCCGATCCGTTCCTCGGCCACGACCTCGACCACGGGGCGCTCCGGCACGACGCCCGCGCCCTGGACGAGCATGGCCGCCACGGATGTTCCATCAGCCACGCGCCGCACTCCCCACAAACTCAACCTTGATGCCCAGCGCCTTCAGCGCCCGACCCGCGTCCTGACGCAACCGGTCCGCCGCCGTCCGACCGGCGGTCAGGATGGCCTTGGCTTCGCCGTCCCATGTCGCCGGATCGAGATAGCTGACCACGGCGCCCGCCCCCATCGCGTCGGCCACCGCATCGCGCACGGCCTCAGGCCCGGCCCAGATCTTCCTCGCCGAGCCCGCCGTCGCATCCGGCGCCGCCGCTTTCAGCCACGATGCGAACCGCCCTTCGTCCAGCCAGCGGTCCAGGTTCATCGCCTTCCCCCGACCAAAGTCGGGATCGCGAGCCACGGCGGCGCGGACGGCGGTCAGCAACTGGCCCGATGCAAACCCGGTTCGCGTCACGGCGGCGGCCCAGGCGCGCTCGACCCGATCCGGCGACACCCGCTCCGGGGCCTTCCCCGACCATGCGGTCACCGCTGCGTCCACATCGGCCCGAGCCGCGTCTGAAACGCTCGCGCGCGCCCGGTGTGATTCTTCTTGAGAGATTCCCTTCCCTATTTGGGTGACACCCGTGTCACCCCGCGCCCCGACACCCGTGTCACCCGTGGGGTGACGCCGGTGTCGCCCGGCGTCCTCGCTTGGGGTGACACCCGTGTCACCCGGCGAAGCGGCGGCGCGGGCGATCCGCATCCGCTCGCGGGTGTTCGCAGGGCCATGATCCAGCGCCAACTGATAGATCGGAATGAGGCGGCCGTTGTGCTTCTTGGGCTCGCCCGTGGGCGTGATCAACCCTGCCGCCTTCAAGGCCTCGAGCCCGCGCTGGACGTTCCGTTCGGAGGTGTCCATCTCCATCGCGAGCACGCCCACCAGCGCCCACGCCTCGCCGGCTGCGTCCGCATAGGAGGCGAGGTGAACGAGGGTCTGGCCCGCGTTCCGATCGACGCGCAGACGGTCCGGCCCCTTGACCCCGTCCGGACCCTTTCGGCCCTTCAGCACGCTCATACACGTCTGGGCCTTGGCCCAGGTCACAGCAATGTCGCTCACGCCCCCAGCGCCCCCGACGCCTGGCCATGACGGCGCTCGGGCCGAGGTTCAGGCGGCGACGCCCGCCGCAAGACCGACAGGCGCACCGGCGCCTCGCCCCGGGCTTGCAGCGGCGGCAGGGGCGCGGCCATCTCGGCCTCGATCAGCTCGCCGGTCTGGATCCGGTCCAGGATGCCGATCGCGCGCGACAGCTGCTGGATCTCGCACCGCGTCTGCTTCAACAAATCGTCCCGGTGGCCCGGATCGGCCTTCTTCAGGGCCTCGTCGTTAAGGACCGCCAGCCGTACGTCGACGACGGCGCGCAGCTCCTCCCGACACAGGTTCAACGCCGCCTCGACACTCACAACCACCCCCGATCGCGGGCCAGCCATGACGGCACGGTCCACACATTCTCGTCGCGGCCCTCGCCGCGCCTGACTTGACTTTTCGGAACCCACTGGGCCTCCCGGCTGTCCTCGGTCTCACCGAGCAGCCACGCCTTCGGACTCTCGTCGTGGACCATCAGAGCCAGCAGGACCGACCCGTTGACCTCGACCGACCCGACTTCTTCACCAAACAGATCGCGGGTCATGCGCAATACTCACGGGGCTTGTCGGACCGACCACAGGTTGTTAGGGCTGCAACCGCTGAGGGGCCCCATTCATGAAGACGATCCTGACGACCGCTGCGCTTGCGGTGAGTATGCTCGCGGGCTTGAACGGCTCGACCAGCGCCCAAACGCGGGAGCCGGCGCCGGCTGTGGCCAATGACGCTCAGACGATGTCCAGGCTCGCGGCGCTGGAATCGTTTGAGCTGGCGCGAGAGCGAGAAGCGAAAGCGATTGCGGAAAAACGTGAAGCTGACGATCTCGTCGCACAGGCCAGCATGGCGGAGTCCACCAGCGAGATCGCCGATCTCACGGAATGGCAGGTTGGCCTCGCGTTTATAACGATGATCGGCCTTGCCGTAAGCATCGGCTGCACCGTTTATAGCATCAATCAAACTAGGGCCGTCATTCGAGAGAACCGACAATACTCGGAGACAGGGCTGCGGGCCTATGTGGGTCGAGATGAGTCTGAAGTTCACCATTACGACGTAGGCGAAACTCCGGAACTTATTGTGTCGTACAAGAACTTCGGAACCACGCCCGCGCTTAAGCTTCGTACCTTTGGGTTCATCGAAAAGCTTCAAGGCTTTCCCCATAGTCATCAGTTCAGCTTGCCGGGGCAAATTGAATATGAAGACGTTGATGATCTTCCACCGGGAGCCACCAAGTCCGTAGGTTTCAGCTTGGGGCCTCTCACCGAGACGCGCGCGAAGGAGCTTGAAGACCAAAAATCGGCTTACGCCTTTTTCTTGATCGTAATCTACGAAGATGTCTTCGGCGTTCAAGATGTCTTGCGTGTCTCTGGCATTCGCTCTGGAAAAAAGCTGGTGCGCACCCGTCTTAATACTGCGTTCTACCGGCAAACCCATCGAGACATTCCCGCCAAGGATACTGCGGACCCCAGACAACGGACCACCAGCCACGGGTGACGAAGCTCTGCGACCAACTTGGGTCATGCCGCCCTCGCCATCGGCTGGGCCAAGCCCGCAAACGCTGCGTCGCTCTCTCTCGCGAAGATCACGCACCCGTCCGGCGCGACCCAGATCTGGCGCGCCTCGCCGTCGAATCCCGTCCATCCCGACACGACGCCCGGCTTGACGAAGATGAACCAGGCATAGGCCGTCGCAGTCGACTGACCCGGCCGCCAAAGGCCTTTGCGCAGTCCCGACCCGCGACGCGGCAGGACGGCGGTCGCATACAGGCCGCACTCGCGGAACAGCGCATGCCGCCCTGTCCCCTCCAGCAGGCGCAACTGCAACAGCATGGCCACGCCGATCCGCGACCGCTGGACGGCGCGCCGGATGAACATCCCGGTCAGCACGCCAAACGGGGGATTGGTCACGGTCCAGTCCGGACGCGCCGCCGCTGCGCCGTCCGCCGACAGATAGTCGCGCACGGCGATCCCCATGGCCCCGACCCGACGCGGATAGGCGTGGATGTCCGACGCGATGACCCGGCCGAACACGTCGGCCAGACCATGGGCCAGATGCCCCTCCCCGGCCGCTGGCTCTTCGCAAATCAACCCCGCGACCGGCAGGCCGAGACGGATCAGCACCGCTCCCAGCGCCCGGCCCCACCACGGCGGCGACGGGAAATAGTCGAGACTCTCCCGCTGCTCGACCCGGCCGGCCATCGTCGCGCGCGCATTCCGGACGCTCACGGCTTCACCCGACTGATCGCCGCGAACGTCGCCAGCGCATCGCCGATGTCGCGCCAGGTGTGGAACCTCAGGGCGGCGAATGGCTCGGGCTCGTGATCGTCCGCGGCCACCCCGAAACAGGTCGGATCGCAGTTCACGCGGTCTGCACCGATCATCCGGCCGTCAGGCGTTGTGACGCCCAGGACAACGCCGTCGTCATCGACCACGGCCACCGGCCATGCGGCCCACAGGCCCAACGTGGCGTTGATGCACAAGACGACCAGATCGCCGGGCACGAAGGGACGCACCGGCTCCGACGCCGGCACCGACTTCGACACGACCGGCGGGAATGGCAGGACGGTCGCGCTCACGCCGCCACCCCCATGGGCCCGGCGATGGCGTCCGCGATCGCGTCGGGATGGGTGTCGAACAGGTCCGCCACCTCCTCGATCCGCCATGCCCCGCTGTCTAGAAACCGACGGATGTACGTCAGGCGGTCCGCTGTGATCGGCCGAACCTCGACCGCAGATCGCGCGCGCAGGGCCTGTCGCGGCGGTTCCGGGGCGACCGCGATGCGCCGGGGTGCGCTGGGTTTCCGTGGGCCGGGCTTCGGGGCCTGGAACCGCAACGGCGCTTCCGCCGCTCGCGCCGCCTCAGGGCGCGGAACAGGCCGGACCGCATCCACGGACTCGGCCTTGGGCTTGCGCCCCGCCCTGGGCGCCGACGCCGGGTCCCACGGCGACTGAAATCGCCCCTCGGCGCCGTCGCCTCCCGTCAGCCCATGGTCCTGCAACGCCTCCGCGACAACCAGCAGATCTTCGGTCGTCACCTTCAACTGGCTCAGCGACGAAGGGGCCAGCTTCACCGGGTCCAGATGAAACACACGCGCCGTCGGCAGTCGCGACCAGCCCAGCCGCGCCATACACCCAGCCGCCGCGATCACCCGCGCCTTGCGGCATCCCCGACCGCTGGTAAAGGCGTCGGCCGGATCCACATTCATCAGCCGGCACCCGGCCACGATCGACACGGCGATATGGGCGGCCGTCATCGCCACGGTCTCAGACCGATCCATCATCCGTACACCTCCGGTCGCCCGCGATGGGCGCGTTCGAATTCCTCTGTCGCCATCCGGTGCAGCTGCGTTTCCAGGAACGCGGCCCCGTCCAGCACCATGGCCGCCATCTCGCGACGCAGGTTCGGCGGCGTCTCGCGTCGGGCGAAGGCCCGGGTGATGCGCACGAAGCCCCGCGCGGCGTCGTCGGTCGCCGCGCCGGCCGTCTTGGCGAACACGGCGGTCGAGGCGACGTTGATCCGGTTGGACAGGGTCGCCAGACGCAGCTCGGGATCCGGCCCCTCCATCGCGCCGCGATCGGCGTCCCCGGCGACGGTCGTGGCCAGCTCCAGCAGCTTGTGCCAGTCGGCCCGGCTGACGACGCCGGCCGGGCCGGCAGGGGCACGCTTGGGCCAGGGCTTGCGCGTCATGACCGGTCCCTCTCGATCAGTGCCGAAACCTTCACGACGCTTCCGGGCGTCATGCAGATGCCGCCCCCGCCGGGCCGGACGTCGAAGCTCAAGCCGATGCGAACCCCGGCCCGCCGTGCCTCGCGCGTCAGGTCCGGCGCGGCCCCGCCGCCGATGATGCCCCGCGCCAGATCCCGGCTGGTCACCGGTCGGCCGTTGGCCTGCCACAGCCGCGCCAACACCCGGGCCTCATCCGGCCCCATCCCCTGCCGCTGCAGCGCCCGCGTAGCCATCGCCCGCGTAGGAGCCTCGGCGGCAGGCGTTGGCCGAGGCTCCGGTTCGACGTAGCCGCCGTCGAACCGGCGGCGCAGCGTGAGCTCCGGAACACCGGTCATGCGCGAGATCGTCGACCAACTGGCCTTGAGCGACCGCTTCTCAGCCACAAACACGCCGCTGACATCATCGACCGTCGTCATGCTGCACCTGTCGCGCGGGGGGCGGTGGCATGGGCCAGAGCGGCGCGCGCCTCATGCAGGTCGCTGAAGGCCCCTTCGATCTCGGCGGCGATCTCGGCTGCTTCGCGCGCGCAGATGTGGCCATCAGCCAAGGCCTCACGAACCTTGCGCTGGATCGCAGCCATCCGCTCTGTGGCCTCGCTGACCTCGTCCCGCAGATCGGTCGCCATCGTATCGGTCGGACGGTCTTCGGCCATGGCGCGCGTCAGCAGGCGGTCGCCGCAATAGTCCTCCAGCGCCTGGACGATATCGATAGGCAGGAAGTCGGGCGCGTTCGGGTTCTGGCACCGCGACAAGTGCGGCACCGAATACGGCCGGCAGGTCTCCCCACACACCTCGGACGCCTTTTCCAGACCGCCGCAGCGTTTGATCAGCTGCTTGGTCTTCAGCTTCAGCCACTTGTTGGGTTCGCAGTCGCTCATGCCGCGCCCCCGGCGGGGGAGAAAACGGCCAAGCTTTTCTCGGCGCCATCGTTCGCGTCCGGCGCCACAAGGTCGGCGTCATCCACCGAGGCCGCTACATCATGCCGATCAGACAAACCGGGTTCGTCGTCGCCGCTCCGCTCACGATCGAGGGCGATGAGATCGCAACTTGCCTTGGCGAGACGCCGCACGCCGACATCGGACGTCCCGGCCTCCAACGTGTCGAGCCGGAAAGTGTCGCTGAACAGTCGCTTGGACAGCCAGGTACGGGACAAATGATGGCGACCGCAGAATGCGTCGCACCGGGCGATGAACTCAGGAATGGTCATAGAAGCGCGATAGGGGGAAACTTCCCCCATCGTCAAGGGGGAACTTCCCCCTCGGGGGAAATAACCCCCTCCTTCACAATGCGGCGCATGATATCGATCAATCGCGACCGCATCCGCGAACTCATCGCCGAGCAGAAAACCTCAGCCCGGGCCGTGTCTCGGGAGGTTGGCAACAACGACACCCTGATCAGGGACATCCTGTCAGGTAAGAGCCGCAATGCGCGCGGCGACACCATGGCAAAGATCGCAGATTACTTCCGGGTCCCGGTCCGGGAGCTAATGCTGAACACCCAGGAAAGCGAGCTTTCCGAAACCCCGTTGTCCGAGCTGCCTCTATTGGAGCCCATTCAAGCCGGGGCCTTTCGAGAGGTAGATGACAGCGCCCAGGATGAACCGAAGTCAGAAACAGTCGCGCTGGATCGCCGCTTTGGCCACGCAGCTCAATGGCTTCGCCCCGTTGAGGGCGACTCGATGAATGGCCGCCACATTAATCCGGGCGACCTAGCGCATATCGTCGAGTTCATTAGCTCAGGCATTGCTCTGACGACTGGGCGCATCGTCGAGGTAACAAGGAGCCGGGCGGGCGGCGCCCTGCGTGAAATCACCCTCAAAGAGGTCGAGATTATCGAAGACGGTTCGGTGCTGCTCTGGCCTCGATCGACAAACCCTCGCTGGAAAGACCCCATTCGCCTCGATGATGACAGCGGCGGCGACGTTACAGTCGAAATCACCGGCGTCCTCTTGGCGAAGATCACCCGGTTCTAAACGTCGGGGCGATCTACCGACTGCCGAATGGCGTCGAGGGCGGTGCAGATCCTGTTTGTCGCCACAGTGATAACACCCGCGAGAAATAGTGCCGCGCCCACCAGCAGGTAAAGCTCGCGTTGCATCATCAGATCGGTGTTCGCGATGTCCGGCTCGGCAGGCATCGTCACATTCATCGCCAAGGCGCTGATGCAAACCCCCACGCCGACAGCGACCAGCGTCCAACCTGACATCTTGAAACGGTTCATGCTTCGCTCCTTTCCGCGAGCCTAGCCCGACCGAGCGCGACTTGAGAGAGGGGAAGTTTCCCCTATCCATATTGACAGGGGGAAATATCCCCCATAGGTCTGTCGTCGTCCGCATCGGAACGGCAGGGCCAACCCCCTCCCTCCCTGACGATGCCCAATCCTGTCGCCACCCCTCGACAGGTTCCGGTGCGGACGCCCTTTCAGGAGAGCGTCCATGCCTGCCATCACCTGCGCCGAAGCTGACGACCACGCCCTCGCCTCTCGCGCCGCCCATGCGGCGTCTCAGTGCATCGGCGTCGCCCGCAGCTTCGCCGGCTACGACGACCGTTACGCCATCCAATGCCTGGACGAGGCGATGGCCAGCCTCGACGCCGCCCGCGCCCGGGTCATCGCCCTCCGCGACGCCCGCCGCCGGGCTGCGCCGCGCCGCCTGATCAACGCCGTCGTCGGCCTCGCCTTCACCGCCCTTCCCCTTGCCGCCCTGATCCAGTGGGCGGGCTGAGCGTGAACGGCATCCAGCTTTTCATCCTGATCATCGGCGTCCTCGCCGTGACCCACATCCCCCTGCGGAGACGCTGAACCATGAGCGCCCTGAAACTTCTCGCCGTCCAGAATGCCCCCCTGCTCCGCGCCATACAGGCGGACCCGCTCGCCCAGAAGTCGGCCCTCGCGGCCGCCGCAGGCAAGGACCCGTCCAACCTCAACCGCAGCCTCGCTGCCTTGATGGATGCCGGATTGATCCTCGAGCCCGGCAAACTCGATCAGGCCCGCAAATTGACAGACGCCGGTCAGGCGCAGCTCGCCGCCATCGCCCGGGCCGAGGGGCAGGACGGGACCGATGGCGAACCCGGTTCGTCCCTGCCCGACGGCATGCTGTCCCTGCGCCACGACCAGATTTTGCCGGACCCCGACAACGCCCGCCAGGACTGGACCAGCGACGAGGCTCGCGACGAACTGGACGCCCTGCGCGCCGACATCGTCCAAAACGGACTGCTGCAGAACCTCGTCGTCCGTCCCATGGCCGAAGACGACCTCCAAGACGCTTTCGTCACCGTCACGACCCCAGCCGGCGAAGAGACCCTGCACCGCTATCGCTTGGTCGCCGGCGAACGCCGCTGGCGCGCCATTGCCGAGGCGATCAACGACGGTGACTGGGAACCGGAACAGCTCATCCTCGCCCGCCTGCTGGACCGCGACGCGCGCGAGACCCGCTTCGCCGCCATCGCCGAGAACCTGCTGCGCAGGAAGCTGAACCCGATCGAAAAGGCCACCGGCTTCGAACAGCTGTCCGAGCTGGGTTTCGATAACAAGCTGATCGCCGAACGCCTCGGCTACACGCCCGAACACGTCCAGCAACACCGCCGCTTCCTCAAGTTGGACCCTGACGACCAGCAGCGCATGACCTTGTCGCGCGTGGATCCACGCCACCTGTCGGTGCGGGATGCGCGGCAGAAGCTGGCCAAGAAGGACGACCAGCCCGCGCCTGCGCCTCTGTCGCCGGCGGAATGGCTGGCCTTGGTCGAGGTCTTCTTCGCCGCCTACGAGACCACCCAGTACCGCAACCTCTGGAACGAGGTCGTTTGTGCGCCCGGAGCGCGGGACACACCCGAAGGTCAACGCCTTCAGGAGCTCGGTGCGCTGCAGTTCTCGGGCATCAAGGACTACGGCTCCGACCTCGGCCGCTTCACCGTCAAGCGGGCCTACAACATTCCGCAGGGCGTCGACTGGTGCGAGCCGAAGCTCCCGGCCGGGCTGCACGAGGGGAGCGAGGCGCGCCTCGCCATGCTTCGCGAAGCACAGGCGAAGGTCTTCGGTGACCAGGCCCCTGAGTGGCCGGCGGACGGCTTCGTCCTCGGCACCCCCTGGCTCGCGGATCCCGGCGAGCTGACCGAAGAAGGTGCCGCCCTGGTGGGAGCCGCACGCGTCGCGGCCGAAAAACGCGAGCAGGAAGCCCAGGCGCGCGACGCCGCCATCGAAGCCCGAAACGCCGTCTGGGCCGAGGCGCGCCAGCGGCACATGCGCCTGCTGGTCGTGGCTCAGGAGCGCCCGGAGGCAGGCCGCCCGCAAGAGGTGGTCAGCATCGCCAGCGACCTCGACCGCCCCCTGCCGTGGCAGGCCCTGCCGTCGGGCGTCATCGCCGCCGCCAACGGCAAGACGGTCAAGGAGCGCGGTCACTACGGTGTCCCCAGCGAACACGAACTGACGATCAATCAGATGATCGTCGTCGCCGCCAATGCGGCCGGCGGGGTCGTGACCCCGACGCCGCTCGAGCCGGAAGACGAACCGGAGCCCGAACAGGACATCAACGGCGACGACCCCGACGCCGCCGAGGACGGCTTCGAAGGGGAGGACGACTGATGCCCCGCCGCACTACACCAGCCGCTCGCCGCAAGTCGGTCGATCTAGGCGACGCCTCTATCACGGCTCGCCAGCTGTCAGACCATGCGGTCGGCTTGGCCATGAACCTCTCTCTCGCGCAGGACGAGTCCTACGGCGTCTGGGCCGACGCTGCCCGGCACGACCTGTCGCTGATCCGTAAGGACTTGGCGGAGATTGAAGCCGCCTTGGAACACGCACCTAAGCGCGGAGTCCCCGCCTGATGCCCCGCCCCCACGTCGAAGCCGTCGCGCTGCTGGCCGCCGCCGGCTTCCGCATCCCCGCAGATCCCACCCCCACCCGCCGCTGCTGGAGAAAGCCCATGGCCGCCGACATCCGTTTCGCGCTGATCCCCAGCGACAGCCCCCACGCCAAGCCCAGGGCCTTCCCCGACATCGACGGACTGGCTCGGTGCGTCCAGCGCGAGCGCGGACTGGATGGTCTGGATCTGGTCGAGATCGAGGATCTGGAGTTTCAGGGCTCGCCCGCGCGATGCCGGGGCGTCCAGATCTGGACGACCGACGCCGGCAACGACCGCGACCGCATGCTGGGCTACGCCTGGCTCGACGGCCGGGGCATGGACGCCCTGATGGCCGCTCTGCGCCGCAACCGCCTCGTCTTCGAAGCGGAGGCCGCGTGATGAAGACCGCAACCGACCACCTCAAGGATTTGGTCCGGGCGATTCCCGCCGTCAGCAAGCCTGAGTCCGCCAGCCGCTATCTCGGCGCGTCGTGCGCCATGATGCAGGTTTACGACGAGGCCCAGGCATTCCTCGCGGACTTCGCCGCTGCGGGCGAGAACGTCATTAGCTTGTCGCTGGATCCTCAACGCCTCTTATTCGAGCAGCACGTCGACAGGTCCGCCCCCATCCCTATTCGCATTAAGGTCGCGAAAGAGGATGAGCAGGCCAATGCGTACTACGCCCCGGCAGCCGATCGCCTCGTCGCGTCGCTCGCCTATGCAGAGCTGCTCGAGAAGACTGCGGCCAGTCAAACGCCGGAGGCCAAGGCCGCCCGGGAAAGCCTTCGCGACGCAATGGCTCTGGTCGATGCCGAGATCGTGGACGCCGCCGCCTGGACGGGCTGGGTTTGTGACGGCGAAGAAGCCTACGCCACGTCAGTCGAGGAGCTGGTCGAGCATCTCGTGGACATCGGCGGCGAGCCGCCTGCCTATTGCTACACGACCGAAGAGAAGGGCTTTGACTTCGACCTCGAGGGCGCGATCGAGACCTACCTCATGGACGAGCACCACGAGGACGCTGAGTGCACCCATCCTCAGAAGCTTCTCGACTTCTACGCCGAGTGGAAGAAGGGCGAGACGGTCACGACCTACTGGCCGGCAAAAGCGATCATCGTCATTGACCAGGCCCGGTTCGATGCCGAGATCGAAGCCGCCAAGGCTGTGATCGCAAAAGAGGGAGCCGCGTGATGCCTCTCGTCACCCAGCGCCCCCCCCAACCCTCGCTTACGGACCTGAAGGTCGAAGCCAATGTGGTTCAGGCGCGGTTCGAACTGAACCGCGCCGTAGACACCCAGGACGACGCCGCGCTTTTGGCGTGGGCGAAGCGTTGGGCCGACGACGCGATCGCCGCGTGCGAAAAATGAGGATCCTCGTCGAGCAGTCGGTACTGCAGAAAGCGACCGCTCGGGTGGCCAGCGCGGCGGCCCGAGGGGGCGAAATCATCATCCTCAACAACCTGCTGATCGACGCCACCCCGGTCGGTGTCTGGCTTGTGGCGACGGACCTTGCAATCGAGGTGCGCGCTCGCATCCAGGCTGACGTGCAGGTCGAGGGACAGGTGACGGTCAACGCGGCGGACCTCGGCGAGATCGCCCGCAACGCACCCAAGGGTGCCGAGATCGCGCTGGAACTGGATGTCGATGCCGACCCCAGGCTTCAGGTCCGGTTCGGCCGGTCCCGCTACAAGATGCCGGCGCTGCCCGGCGAGGACTTTCCGGAGTTCCCGGCCATGGAGGGCGCGACATCCATCACGATCACCTCGGCAGAGCTTGGCCAGGTGCTGGACCGCGTCCACTTCGCCCAGTCATCGGACGAGACGCGCTATTACCTGAACGGCGTCTTCCTGGAGAAGGTCTCGGTCGCTGGCGAACCCGTGCTGCGCGCCGTCGCCACCGACGGCCTGAGGCTCGCGGTGGACGAATGCCCGGCCCCGACCGGTGAACCCATGACGTCGGTGATCATCCCCCGCAAATCGGTCATCGAACTGCGCCGGCTGATCGGCGACCATACTGGCCCGGTCACCGTCTCGACGTCCAAGGCCGCGATCGCTGTCGAGGCAGGCGAGGTCCGGATGATCTCCAAGGTCGTCGAGGGCAGCTATCCCGACTACCTGCGCGTCATTCCGCAGAAGTGGGACCGCGAGATCACCTTCGACCGCGAGCTGCTGGCCGCCGCCGTGAAGCGAGCCTCCATCATCGGCTCGGAGAAGGCTAGACGCGTGAAGCTTACGATCGACGAAGGCCTTCTGACACTTGCAGTTCGCAACACGGAGTCGGGCGAAGCCACCGAGCAGATCGAGATCGAGGACGACGGCGGTTTCTTCGAGGCGTCGTTCACCGCACGGCACGTTCTGGACGCGCTCGACCAGTCGGACGGTAGCCGCGTCGTCTTCCGCTTCACCGACAACGCCTCGCCGACCCGCCTCGAGCCGCATCCCAGCGACAGCGCCGGCAGCGGCACGCTGTGCGTACTGTCACCTCTGAGGGCGTGATGGCCGATCCCGTCGCTTTCCCCGAAGCCAACGCGGTCCTCGTCGGCACGCCCGAAGACAAGGCCGCCGGCACGGTTCTGGATCTTCCAATCCACCGGCACCGCGACCTCGACAACAACCCCCACGTCATCTCCTGCTGGCAGCTGACGAACGAGGAGTGGGCCGAGGTCGCGCGGACCGGCCGGGTCTGGCTACGCAGCTGGGGCGCGACCCATCCCCCGATCTGCGTCCAGGGCACCACGCCTTTCGAGACCCCCTAACGATGGCCGCCGCGTTCACCGCTACCGACATCAAGCGCGCCGTGAAGGCGGCGGTCGCGGCTGGCCAATCCGTCGCCGGCATCGACTTCCCACCCCAAGGGGGCTTCCGGCTTTTGCTCGGCGATCCCGTCGTGCTTAAGGTGCAGCCTATCGGCGGACACAACGAATGGGACGAGGTCCTGACCGCCCGATGACGCGCGGAAAGGCCATGGCCAAGCTCGATCTGAAATACGTCCAGGCGTTCACGGATCGCCATGGCCGCCAGCGCCACTACTATCGCCGCCCAGGCTTCGGCCGCATCGCCCTGCCCGGCGAAGTCGGCTCGGCCGAGTTCATGGCCGCCTATGCCAACGCCGAGGCGCGCGCCCGGCCGGCGGCCGATCCGGCCAAGCGCCCGGTCCAGCCGCGCTCGATCAACGCCCTGATCATTGAATACTACACCTCGGCATCATTCCGCAGCCTGCGCCCGACGTCACAGACGCCCTATCGCCGCGTCCTCGATCGCTTCCGCGAGAAGCATGGCGACAAGGGCGTGGCGAGCATCCAGAGCCACCACCTCAACGCCATCTTCCACGCCATGGCCGCGACGCCCCATGCGGCGGCGAACTTGCGCAAGCGCCTGCGCAAGGTCTTCCAGCTCGGCGTCCGTCTCGGCTGGCGCCCCGACAATCCGGTCCGCGAGACCGAACTGGATCCGATCAAGAAGGGCGGCCACATCCCTTGGTCCGAGGATAACATCGAGGCGTTCGAGACCCGATGGGCATCCGGCACCCGGGAGCGTCTGGCCCTCGCCCTGCTGCTCTACACCGGCCAGCGCCGCTCCGACGTCGTCGGCATGGGTCGGCAGCACGTCTCGGGCGGCCGGATCTCAGTGGTCCAGGTCAAGACCGAGGCCCGGCTGAAGATCCGCATCCATCCGAAGCTGCAGATCGAGCTCAACCAACACCTGGACGGCCTGACTTTCCTCCTGACCCAATACAGCGCGCCCTTCACCCCGGCTGGCTTCACCCAGTGGTTCGTAGAGAGCGCCGTCGAGGCCGGCCTGTCCCGCCGCACGCCTCACGGCCTGCGCAAGGCCGCCAGCCGACGGCTCGCAGAGGCAGGCTGCTCCGCCAAACAGATAGGCGCCATCACGGGTCACAAGACTCTGTCCGAAATCGAGAACTACACCCGCGACGCGGACCAAGTCCGGCTGATGGATTCGGCGATGGACCTGCTGGAAGAGGCCGAAACAAGAACGGCCTCTGTCAAACCGGTTTGACAAACCGTACTTAGACCGCTGTTTTCGTTCACGAAAAACAGCGGGGTGGCGACCCCGGAGGGACTCGAACCCCCGACCTCTGCTTTAGGAAAGCCTTGCTCTATCCGGCTGAGCTACGGGGTCACGCCCGGACGACCTAGCGCCTCGGACGCCCTCGGGGAAGCGGCCGCGTC